TTGAAACATCACTGTCACCGTCTATAAGCTTGCACATTGCCGAATATGACGGCAGTTTCGATACAGGTGTACCGTCCTTTGCGTCTGAATCCGTATCGCCGAATTTATGAATACGAACAAGGTCAAAACTGTTGCACAGCTTACCGCTTGCAGGGTCTGTTGCGTGGTTTGAATACGCAAATTTGCCGTTCTCATACACTACAAGTCCGCTTGAACTTGAGCCGTCCTTGTATGTGTATCTGTCGCCTACGGCACACTTTTCGTACACGTCCGCAAGATATTTTTCTATGCACGAATGTATATCGTAAGTTCTGCAAAACGCACCGATAACACCTTTTTTAAGTGTTGGGTCTTCTTGTTTTTTAACTTGTCTGTCCAACGCCTTTGTTGTTCTTGACGAAACGTACCAACTCGATACGTCGTGCCAATCCTCGTATTTTGCAAGCACTTTGTCAACGTCAAGTGGTTTATTTTCCTCGTGTTCAAACACATACTCGCCATCAATGCTCGTACTCGGCCAATACATTAATCTGTGTGGCTGATACGTTGTGTCGTCAAACATATCTATACCAATATCATACGCCACCCTTCTCGCAACAGCTTCGTATTCATCCGGTGTACAAGGTCTTGACAGAAGTATCACCAAACGAAATCTCGCTTTCTCGGCTGTGTGTTTATGCGTTGAATAAATGCAGTATGTAAAGTCATAAAACATTGAAATATTATCGCAAAAATCACTGTCGGCAAAGTCTGCGTCAAGTGTAAGCAAAATTCTGTTTTCGATACTTCCCGACTGTCGCTTGCCGTTTTTCACCTTACCGCCCACAAAACCGCCGACGTCCTTTATATCGTCCTGTTGTGACTTTGGCATATTCGCATACTCGCCTTGAGTTTCACTCGTTCTCGTCGTTGTTTTCAGCCTTTCTATTAAATCCTCCCACGACATTTTTGTATTTTTCCACAGTTTTGATTTTCTGCTCTGTCCCGTAGCAATTACTAAATCCAATTTATAACACCCCCTAATCTTTCATATAAAAATTACATTCATATCCGTCCGCATTAAGCGGAAGTCCTTTCGCCCATTCAATCGGCTCACACATTATCGCCGCCAACTCCTCTGCACTCGACACGCCTTTCGGAACGTCAACTATAACCTCATCATGAACGTGGAAATTAATCTTAAAACCTCTGTCCTCAAGCCGAATTATGCTTTCAGCCAAGCAATCCCTCGCAAACGCCTGTACTATGTTTTCAACAAGCTTACCGCCCCATGTTTCAAGTCTGCTCCAAGTTTTTGTTGTCTGATTCATACCCATATATGTAACGGCTTTTTTTCCAAATCTGTTTACTTCGATTTTCGGTTTAACGTAAGCGATTTTTCTTCCCGACGGCAGACCGATAAAAAGAATATTCGACTGTTTGTAAAAAGAAATATCATGTCTAATCTTGCTCGGATAACCCTCAACTGCCTTAATCGCCGCATTCTCGACCGTTCGCCAAAATGCCGTTATGGCAGGATTTGAACTCCGCCACTTATCCACGATACCTTGAAGTTCTTCTTCGTCAATACCCATTTTCAAAGCACCCATACTCACCATAGCTCCGACACTTCCGCCGTAACCGAGTGCAAGTTCGGCAATCTTGCCTTTTTGACGTAGCGGATCGCCTTTGTGAATACTTTCAATCGGAACATGGAACATCTGACTTGCCGATGCCTCGTATATTTTTCCGTGAGTTTTAAATACTTCAAGTCGCCACTGCTCGCCTGCAAGATATGCAATAACTCTTGCCTCAATCGCCGAAAAGTCCGCTACTATAAATCGCCTGTCCTCACTCGGTACAAGTGCTGTTCGTATAAGCTCCGACAGCGTTTGCGGAACATTTCCGTAAAGCATTTCAAACAGTTCAAAATCGCCGTTTTCCACACATTCTCTTGCGTAATCAATATCTTTCAAATGGTTTTGCGGTAGGTTCTGCACCTGTACAATTCTTCCCGCCCAACGTCCTGTACGGTTTGCGCCGTAAAACTGCAAGAGTCCTCTTATTCGTCCGTCATCGCAGACGCTCCGCTCCATTGCCTCGTACTTTGTTACAGACGTTTTCGCCATCATTGAACGCAGATATATCACTCTTTTCGCCTTTAGCGATATGCTTTCATCAGCTATAAGCTCCTTTAATTTTTCCTTGTTTAAGCTGTCGATTTTCTGCCCTGTTTCTTCTTCAAGCCACGCCTTTAGTTGCACAACTGATTTCGGATTTTCAAGTCCCGTTATTTTTTGTGCCTCATCATAGCACCTGTCGCTGTATTCCGTATTGAATTTGATTGCATTTTCAACAAAGTTTCGGTCAACTCTTACACCTCTGTCGTTAATTTGTTGGTCATACGTCCATAGCTTTTGTTCACTGTCGCATATCGGAAATTGAGCGAGTTTCTTTTTTATCGCGCGTTCCACTTCAACGTCCTGTATGCAGTATTCTTTGAATACTTCCCACTTGTCGGGTGCGTGCATCGGTAAATTCCTTGTACGTCCGCCGTTCGTCTTTGTCGGCTTACACGGTTTTGAGAAATAGTCAATCAAGGCTTTTCCGCGTTTGTCCTTTTGCTCCTCCAAGCCGAGTGCAACCGCCACCGCCGAAAGCGAAAGCGGAAGTCCGAGTTCAGACGCTTGTACCGCACTGCACCGCCACTGATTTACGGGCAAATTAATATTAAAATACTTACCGATACACGTTCTTTCAAAGTTCGCATTATACGCCGTTTTCAATATATTTTCGTCCGTCAGTGCGTTCATTACTTCTTTCGGCAATGCCTCACCTTGTGCAAGGTCAATTATTTTTACTTCTTCATCATCAAACGCATACGCAAATAACAAGATTTTAAAATCGGGGGCATTCGCATAAGCATATACCCCCGATTTAGTTAAATCAACACTTCCGTATGTTTCAATGTCGATACTGAGTGATTTCATTTTGTCACCTTTTAATTAAGAAAATCGTCGTCATCGTCATACAGTCCCGCAAAGTCGTCCTCCGCAGTGTTTCGTCCGCCTAAAGGCTCTCCGTCCCTTGTTTTCATCAAATTATTAAGACCGCACGCAATACCTTTATTGCCGTTGGAGTTAAAGGCGTAAAACGAAATTGACGCATGACCGTAACAACCGCTGTAAAATTCCGTCTTGTCGATTATCGGCTGACGTGACTTGTCCACAATACCCGGTGCGGTTTTGCAGTTTGCATTGACAAAATAGCTGTTTGCATAGTTTTCGTCGTCCTCTCTGTCAGTATCACCGTCACGCAACGGCAACTTTAAATTTGCGGGAATTTTACCGCCGAACTTCGCAATGCCCTCTTGCTTTGCCGCCTCGATTGCGTTGTTTATAGCCTTGATTGTCTTTGTGTCGCTTTTCGGAATGATGATACTTACCGAATACTTTTCGTCACCGCCGTTGATTGATGACGGCTCCCAAACGTGTGCATAACTGAATCTTACTTCTCCTGTGATTACCTGTGTCTTTCTTTTTTCCATTGTTATTTCTCCTTTACTTTATATCTTTAAAATCTTCTGCCGCTTTCTCTGCCGAATTCCATTCGGGACGTTTGTCCTCCGAACGTACAAGCGTCGGCTTTCCTTGCGGTTTTATTACATATTCTCCGAGCAGTTCGTTAAATCTTGCTCTGCCTAAAAGTGCTCCCATTTGGGTGATGTTGAGTATTTCTTTCTTATATATGTTCTTTTCGTCATAACCGGCTTTAATTAATACATCGGCGATTTTGCTGTCGTCCTCCGCATATTTGCGGTTACTTCTTCCCTCAACCACTTTAAATCCCGGATACTTAACGCCGTTATTAAGTGCCTGTTCCAAAGCATAGTCCTTTACGAGTTTCGACCACTTCGCAAGGTTTTCCGCTTGGTCTATTACCTCCGCAATTTCATCTTCGGTAAGTTCCAAAGGCGGTTTGAAAACCATTGCCGCAAGCCTGTTTTTCTCCTCCGCATACGCACGGCATACGGCTCTTGCTTTGCAAAATCCGTCATCGCAATGACGTCCCGCTATACAGTCACCGTCACCGCTGTTCGCAAGTACGGCTTTAGGCTTTAAATCTTCGCCCCACTTAATGAGTTCACCGCGTGTAAGCGTTTCCGTATCAATGTTATCAAGTCGTGGTTGGAATATCGTTAAATTGACCTTATGTATGTCGTATAGGTAGTCGTATTCGCTCAATGCTCCTAAGCCATATATCCGCAGTTGACTG